GTTGCTGCAAGAGAAGTAGGTCTAGTGTCATGAGTAACTCCAGCAGCTCAATAGTTATTAGTGATGGCAGAGCGTAGCTTTAAAAATACAGGCACAACAGTCACGCAGCTTAGAACAGCTACGCCTGCTGTGCCTGTATTTCCAATCGGTATTAAGACACCAATGTCACTTGGGGGCAACGGAAACCCATACCAGATGCACACATCTGTTGCTGAACAGGTTCAAGACAACTTGCGCAACATGATTATGACAAACTGGGGAGAGCGTCTAGGCCTGTACGACTACGGTGGCAATCTTAGGCTAATTTTAGCTGATTATGCAACCAACACAGACATTGAGACGACAGCGATGCAGTCAATTATGAGGACAGTTGAGAAGTACATGCCATTCGTCACACTTGATACATTTGACATGCAGAATTTGCCATCAACAAGAAACGGACAGGCAAAATTCCAGATTATGGTAAATTATAGCGTCCCTAAGATTGGCGCCAATAACCAGAAAGTTAAGATCATATTAGAGGTGATGGGATAATGGCAACAATTCAGCAAAAACTCCGTCAAAAGCGCCAGAGATCTTATCTTGGTAAGGATTTTGATGCACTTAGAGATAATCTTGCAACCTATGCAAAGAGCTACTACTCTGACCAGATCAAGGATGTATCAGAAAGCTCTGTTGCAGGAATGTTCATCGACATGGCTGCATACACGGGTGATGTCCTGTCATACTACCTTGACTACCAGTTTAATGAGCTGGATCTCGCATCTGCAACAGATGTAAACAACGTTGAGAGGCTTGTCAGAAGAGCAGGAGTCAAGATCGGTGGTGCATCACCTGCTATCGTAAATGTCAACTTTTACGCAGTAATCCCGGCACAAGTTGTCAACGGTAACTACCAGCCTAATACACAGTATCTCCCAATTATCCAGTCAGGAACACAAGTTACTTCAAACTCTGGAATTGTGTTTGAGCTAGCAGAAGATGTTAATTTTGGTGCCGTTGATAGCATTGGAAATCTTACCACAGAGTATAAAATCTTTTCGCAAGACGCAGCAGGAAATCCTACACGTTTTGTTATGAAAGGAATAGGCATCTGCTCATCAGGGCGTGTTGCAACTGAGACTTTCACTATTGATGACAGCTTTATTCCCTTTAGAACGTTAACTCTTGCTAACCAGAATGTGTCAGAGATTATTGGTGTCACCGATTCAGACGGTAATCAATATTATGAAGTCGAATCTCTCACACACGATGTTGTCTACAAGGCAATGACAAACACCAAATACGATTCTGACGTTGTCGAGGATTCACTATCAGTGATACCCGCTCCACGCCGCTTTACATCGAGTGGAAGTCGCGTTTCAGGAAGAACAACGTTAACTTTCGGGTCAGGAGATGCACAGTCACTCGATGATGATGTCATACCAGATCCATCAGAGCTTGCACTTCCTCTCTATGGATCAAAGAAGACTTTTAACAAAGTTTCAATTGATCCCAATACGCTGCTCCAGACAAGAAGTCTAGGCATTTCTCCCACAAGCACAACAATCACTGTATCATATCGATATGGCGGAGGCTTAAACAATAACGTGGGAGCAGGAACTATCAATAGCATCTCACGACTTGTGCATCGCTTTCCACCTTCGACACCCACAAGCATTGCCTCCACAATTCGGGCAACTTTTGAAGTTGACAACACAGAGACAGCTGTAGGTGGTGAGGATGCTTTGACACTTGAAGATCTAAGATCTATTGCACTTGGTTACGCAAATTCACAGAATAGAATTGTGACTAAGCAAGATGCTGCAGCACGCATCTATACCATGCCATCTAATTTTGGCAGAGTTTATCGTGCAGGTTTCCGCCCGAACCCAGTTAACCCGCTATCAACTTTAATGTACGTTGTTAGTCGAAACTCCAGCGGTCAACTTGTGCTATCAAGTGATACACTTAAGATCAATTTGAGCAAGTACCTCAACGAATTTAGATTGATCTCTGACGCAATAGACATTGTTGATGCAGCAATTGTGAACATAAGAGTCAAGTACACAGTGACGCTTAATGCATCTGCCGTGAAGAATACAACATTACAACAGATTAATCAGTCTCTCAAAGATTATTTCAACATTAAGAACTTCCAAATTGATCAAGGAATTCTAACTTCTGACATCATGAATATACTTTTAAACACAGATGGTGTCTTAACAGTATCAAATCTTACATTTGAAGGTGTCAACGGCGTTGTCAATGGAACGGCATACAGTGATGTAGTCTTTAACGTGACGCAGAATACTCTGAATGGGGTAATAGTTCCACCTCCCGGCGGGATATTTGAAGTTAGATATCCAGATTTTGATATTATTGGTAACGTTAGTTAGGAGATGAAATGTATTTAGCACTATCAGCAAGTAAGGATACATACATTACCAATAAAATTATTGGGTCATCTTTCCGTGCCACAGATGCAAATCTAGGCCAAGCAGGCACACTTGACTTGTTCAAATTGTACGATGAGAACAGGATCATCGGAGAGACAAATCCAATTGAGCTTTCTAGAATTCTCATAAAGTTTGATTACTCGCCTCTCGTATCACTCCTTACCACCAAGCTGAACACAAATGACACTTCATTTAAGTGTGAGTTAGTTTTAAAGGATGTTTATGGTGGCCAACCAACACCCACTAACTTTAAACTAATTGTTTTTCCGCTGTCAAGAAGCTTTGATGAGGGTGCGGGTAGAGACGTTGTCGGTTATAGGGACATTGATGTCTGCAATTTTTTGACTGCATCTGTTTCAACAGGACAAGTTGAGAAGTGGTATGTGACAGGTGCCGATAAACAAGGCCTGCTAGGATCTTCTGACATCGACATCATCTCAAGCGGTAACTTGAATGACGGAAATGGAGTTGTCAACCTTTGGAAAGAGCAGATCTTTGCATCGGGTGAAGAAGATCTTCGAGTTGATATAACAGACATTGTATCAGGGACGCTTGCAGGACTTATTCCTGATCATGGTTTTAGGATATCCTTCACAGGATCGCAAGAGACAGATGAATTCACGCGGTTTGTGAAGAGATTTACGTCTAGAAACGCCACGAATGTAGGTAAACGTCCCAGTATTGTTGTAACTTACAATGATCTTGTTCGTGATAATCACAATAATTTCTTCTTCAATGAAGTAGGGACGCTTCTCCTATCAAACAATGTTAGAGGCATACCAAGAAACATCCTGTCGGGTACTTTGCTTACGCCGATAACAGGAACAAATTGCATGATCTTAAAGCTATCAACAGGATCATTTTCAAAGCAATTTAATGTCTCACAACTAAGCTATGGCCAGAATTTTGTCACAGGTGTCTACACAGCTGATGTCATTTTAAACAGCTTTGAGAATTCAACGATCTACAATCATTTAATAGGTACAGGATCAGTTGATTTTACTGAAGTGTGGGGATCTAATAATGGTAAAGTAGGCTTCCTGACAGGATCACTCACTGTCTACAGGCCTGACACAGAGCAGTATCATGTTGATCTTGAAAGATTGACAATTAGCATGACAAATATGCGGACATCATACCAGCAGAATGATCAATATCGATTTAGAATTTTCATAGAAGACATCACAAGGCAGTTCATATCTAAGAAGCTTCCTTACGAGAACAAAGGAATATTTGTCGAGGACATCTACTACCAAGTTCGCGACACAGATTTAAATGAGGTGATTGTGCCATTTCACGATCCAGGAACGGCTGTGTCGAATGACACATCAAGTCATTACTTTGACTTTAATATGACATCACTTCCTCGTGGACGCACATATACATTTGACTTCAAGATCTTGAGAGAGGGTTCAGAAGTTGTCTTCAAGGACGTTGCAGCAAAATTTAGGGTGGATTAATCATGGCATCAAATGTTGTTAGAACAAATCGCCCCACAGTTTTTACTTCAAACTTAAAGCTTGCATCCCTGTCTAATCGACACGATGATGTCACGATCAGCAACCAGGAAGCATCAAATATAGGCAATACAGGCTCTTTTAGATATGATCAAATTGGTGCTGCGCTAAAGTCCACACAAGAACTCAATATCGACTACACTCAGTTCGAAAATCACACTTTCTTCAACTCTGCAGTCGCAAAAGTTAATGTTGCATTTGATAGAATAATCAATAACTACCCATTTGATGGAAGCATCCAAGAGATACAAGATTTTGAAGATAGCTTGACAGGCTACGAGAAGTATATTCTCTCACAGTTTACAAAAAGTAGAAATTTTCTGTTGTTTGATGGAACATCTAAGATTATTACAGCTGATGCAGCAGGTATCAATTTTCCAACCGTGTCAAAGAATGATACAGGTTTAAGCGTCCTTGATCCAAGAACAAATAGCTTCTCATTTGAGTTATTTTGCTACCCTGCAGCACAATCAAATAACAACCAG